ATTCAATTGTTCTGGATTAATTTTACGCATTGCTTCTGTTAAATCATTAGCACATTCGCGATATGCTTCAACGACTAATTTGTATCCTTGAGCTGCAGCTTCTCCACTTTTTTGTACAGTTTCCTGATATTTTCTTTCAAAATCCGAAATTAGTTGGGGTGCTGTCATTGGATTAATAATAGTGCCTTTATTTCTAGCAAATCCTAATTCTCCGTTTTTCCAAGTAATTTGAATGTTTTGCCCATCGGTTTTTTCTGATACTGGTTCTTCTAAATCTAAACGTCCAGATAAACCACGTGATACAATTTCGCGCATATCATTGAATGTTAATCCATGGTCATCCCATGGGTGTGCCATATGACCTGCTGCGCCGCCTTCGGTTATCAATACACCATTCGATGTTGCAGATTCGATGCGATATTCAACATCATTCGGATCATTCTTTTGCCAAGCTCTGCGTTGTTTTTTTACAGTGCGCGGTATAAGCTCAATCATCTTAGTTCCGGGATTCAATTGCAATTGAAATGGCATATGGATTGGAACATCAAATTTAAAATCAGAAGTTATACCAGTTGATTGGTTATTATCTAGTTGTTGTCTAATATCATCACCATATTCATCAGCTAAATCCTCAAAGAAATTTGCTAAATCTTCTATATGTATAGGAGCTTCATTTCTAGGATCATTTAATCGGTCTAAAAAATGAGTATATTTTCCTTGGAAATCTACATCAATTTTAAATTGTCGAAAGTAACTATCAATGATTGGTTCCAATCTAGCTAAATCCTCTCGGTTAATTTCATATCGTTTTTCATATGCTTCAGTTGTTAACATTTTAGCACCAACAACTGTTTTATCAAATTGGTCAAAATCATATACGAATGATTTTCCTGGATTTGCATCTAGATATTTTTGTAGTTTTTTAATTTTTTGATTATGTCGATTTCGTTCCGATGTATTCATTACCGCTTCAATTACTTCCGCAACATCGCCGGCTAATTGAGATGACCACCATTCTGTAGTAAGTGGTGCAGCTTCTTGAACTCCTTTTAATATTTGCCATGCATTTTTTACATATGCATCTTCATATTGTGGATATGATGCTCGGAATGCTTCATAGTTATTATCTACTAATGCCTGTCTAACAACTGTAGCAGAAACAGGTGTTCCATTAGAGTATGCTAATGGGTCAACATTAATACTTAATTCTACAGCATTAATTCCTGAAGGTATTTTACGTCCTTTTTTGTCGCCAATTGTAGCATATTTATCAACATTTGGAACAAAATCTTTTGCTCGAACATAATCATCTCCTTTTGCAGAAGCAGCCATTGTATAAGTCCCATCTGCATCTTCAGGTAAAGCAAAAAGATATTCATATGCAGCCATGATTGGTGAATTAAATTCTGTTGGTTGCATTTGAATTTTAGGATTTTGATTTAAAAGTCCAAATATGTCTTCAGTTTTATCTCGTGTAATGCCATCTCGTTCTTTCGGACCGATAAGCATTATTACCCGTTCAACATTAGGATCTTGAGCATAACGATTGGCTAAATCTAAATGAGCTCCAGTTAATGGCTTAAAACCGCCAGGGAAAAGTACTGTTATTTTGTTCATTATGTTTCCGTTTTATATAAATATAGTATCGGTATTAATACCCATTTTTTTATAAATCAATGTTTTACATTGTTACTAAATGAGCACTAAACCATGTTCCAGATCCACCAGTTGTTCCTTGTTGTATATTCAGAGCAGCTCCAGAACCTTGATACATAGTGAAATCTATATAGTCAGTTGTCCCATTGAGATATACAAGTTTTCCTCCGGTAAAGCTCTGACCAGTGTTTATGACCAATTGTTGTTGAACTATCATGATAGTACTTCCATTTTTTCTCATCTGCAAATTACCTTGACGATTATCTACACCAGGTTGGCTTAGCCAAGCGCCTGCATTAAGATTGTAATATCCAGCAATTTTTGGATTAAATATAAATGTTGTTGCATTCCACCAGTTTTGTGGGTCAAAATCATCTACAAATTCAATTACAGTATCTGAACTATCTGGGATAGTTTGATCCGCACTTAATTGACCTTGACAAATATATAAACTTGGAACAACTGCGTGATTTGTTGCATATGACGCAGTTCCTAAAAGTGATCCGGTTATATTTGGTGCTATAAGGGAACCTGTTACAGTTAAACCATTTGTAAAGCGACCTGAACCTGAAATATCTAGGGTTGTGGTTGGGAGATTGGTCCCAATTCCAACTCTACCACTCCCAGATACAAATAATATATTGTTTAAAATAGGTGAGTCTATTTCTAATAATGTTTGATTACTTGAACCCGTAATATATAAAGAACCAGATACTGAGCCGGATGAATTAATTTGGAATCTATATCCATTATCTACATAAGTTGCCTCGTTAGCTAAACGTAAATGACCATTTGCAAACCAATATCCAACGTTCATTACGGATAGATTCCGTACTAACATTCCTGCAGCTGCATTAAAATCTAATACATTTATAAATGTATCACCAGTTGCTATTATGCGAGGTGTTTGAACCCACCCTCTTTCGTTAACATTAAAACCCCCAGCTATTATAGGGTAAAATACTTGATTAGTAAATGAACCAGTATGGAATAAAGGAGCAACATTTAATCCAATTAATGTATTAAAATTCCCGGATGATGAAATTGTAGGGTTAAAGTTAATTCCTATACCTGTAAGAGTACCACCACTGTTTGTACCAACAACAGTAGTTCCTCTAACATCAAATGATCCTGTAGTAGGGGATGCTCCTAGTCCTACTTGTCCGTTATCCAATACTATCAATGAAGCAACAGCACTTGAATTTTCAACACGGAGAGCAGTTGTAGCAGATGTTGCACCGGTGCCACGTACTTGGAGAAGAGAAGTTGGTGTTAAAACTCCCAATCCTATTCCTACTAGTCCCGTTTCTAAAATATTAATTCTAGTGACATTAGCTGTATTTATTCTAAGAGGATCGCTACCATTGGTTCCAATATCCATGTTAGAACCTAAATATCTTACATATCCAAATAGTCCAGCTGTAGGTCTAACCATTGTAATTTGAGATCCTGCTGAACCCGAAATTCGTAAAGAACCAGTTGTAGTACTTACTATGTCTAGAGTATTTGTAGGAGTAATTGTTCCAATACCAACTCTACTTCCACTATAAACAAAACTACTTGTCGCCCCTAATACACCCCCATTGTTAAATACAATTTGAGTTGTTGCACCTGGAGCTGCTACAGAGCCACTAAATGATCCGGTTAATGATGTTGCTTGTAAGCTTCCAGATATTGTATAAGATCCAGTTAATGCCTTTGTATTTATCCATGCATTTGCCTGACCTACGCTACCTGATCTATACATCCACAAATCACCCATTGTATACACTGATGCTGACACTGATGATATATCATGAAAGTGAATTGGTGTTAATGGAGTCATAAACACCGTTCCATTAGCAACATTTTTTCTCGTTACAATTCCAACGAAAGTTCTATCAAGTGGTGGTGCTGGTGGTATATTTGTGTACTGTCCTGCTGATTGTGATACCCATAATAAATCACCAGCATTAAACGCAGCAGTGTTTACTCCATTAACAAGTCCGAATGTGGTTATGAAACCATCAGTACCATGTTCAATGTCATGTGTTGCCATACCGATAATCTCATTACCGGTGCTAAATGTATTTGTTTGATCTACTGCTTGAGCTAATGTTACGGTTGGTCTATCTCCAATAGCACTATCTAATTTAACTAAAGATCCATTTGTAATAGTGACACCAGTTTGGTTTCTAGCTCTTAACCATTGTTCTTGACCTATATTTAATGTTACATCAGCTTCCCAATTATACATTGCTAATGCGCCAGAACCAGAATCATAAAATAATCGTCCTTCTTTCCAAGCAGGTGCGTTTGTTCCTATTATATAGTTTTTAGTAAAGTCAATGTAATCTACATTGTTAACAGAACCAGATATTTGTAAATTTGCTGAATATGATGCAGTTGATGCATATGATGCAGTTACGGTTAATGTGTTAGTAGTAGTATCATATGTAAATGTCGATGTATCTACGCGAGGTGTGCCATATCCTGAAGAATTTGATACAAACACCGGATAATATGTTCCTGCAGTAGATGGTGTATTTGAAACTAGGATTGATGATCCACTTGTAGCAATACCTGTTAATGAACCAGTAAATGATCCGGTACCACGCAATGTAGTTCCATCCCATGTTAATACTGGGACACCTGCAAATGCACCTGCTGAATTATATTGTATCTGAGTATCAGAACCACCAGGTGTACCGCCACCACCACCGCCAGATCCGGATGCGCCATATGTTACTTGTTTCGATGTTGGATTGTAATACAAACCATATGCAGTTGCTGCATTAGCAATTCCACCTAAGGCAACTGAACCAGTAATTTCAACATTACCTGCAAATTTAACATTTTCAGATGTATCAATACGTATTGCTCGATTAGCACCAGTTGTAAGTGATGCTGCTGTACTAATATTAAATGAATCTGCATCACTAGTATCAATCCCTATTGACCATTGTGCTGTAGGACTAGTTGAAAAATTGATCCATGCATCACTTCCAGTTTTTGCAATAACTAATCGATTAGCACCAGAACCGGTTATATATACATCATTTTTAAAGATATGATCAAACGGATGTTCAGTACCCGCAGTTGTTAACCATGAAGCTCCGGTGGTGCCGCCAGCGACAAGTGTTATAACTGCATTTGAATCTAATGCAACTGTCGGTGGTGGATATAGAGCTGGTGTTGATTTACCAGGAATAAATATATCATAAAATTCTACATTAGATATATTTGTTTCAACCGTTATATCTAATTTTGCAGTAGATGACAGTGACGGTAATTTAAAATCTGCTATTGGATATGGTGGAGCTACATTTAAACGAACTCTTCGAATAATTTCTCCGCCTAATGTACCATCCATGACAATTCTAGTACCATTTGTAGTACCAGGGCCCGGTTCTATATCATATGTTTGGAAATAACTACCAGAGTTTGCAGCAGTAATTGTTACGGTTTTATCTCGAATAATATTTGCTAAAGCAACACCGGTAAATAAAGCATTACTTGCTGTTACATTACCTTCTCGCGATAAATGAAAATTTGATGCTGAAATTTCGATATTACCATTAGCTCCACTAATAAATGGAGCAGGATATTGTCCAAAAAAGAATTTGTCTGTTCGGACATCTATCTCGGAGTCTGTTGTACTATATCTAAAATAACTAGATGTATTAGCATATAATTCAATTCCAACGCCGGAATATGGTTGTCCTTTCGATGTTTGCCCAGGTAAAGCTGACCCAGACCATATTAAGAATCCCGGATATCCGACATCTAATCCTTCATAGCCTAATGATCTAATAAATCCAGCATTTGTATACCCACTAATTCCAATACCGCTATTCAATGAATCTGCTACATATAACGATCCTGTAAGCATTGAGTAGTTACCATCTATATAACGGTTACCGCCTTCCCAATCTTTATTGTATATATAAGATATTTGTTTACTTTTCTCGCCATTAACATTGTAATATTCAAACTTAAATGAAAGTTGATTTCCAATTTTATGTGTAGTAGCAATTGGTGTTTTTATTCTTGTATAATTCGGTGAATACCCAGAATCATTATCAGATGTTGTTTTTATATCAGCTACCTGCCACGCACCAGATTCTATAACTAGAATCAATACACCAGTTCCAGTATAATCAGATTCAAAACTAAATACATAGTCATCAAAACGTTGATCTGTTATTCCTGTTATTTCGCCAACTCGTTTACCAAATGTTTTTGTAAATTCTTGATTGAAATAATCAGTTGAATCTTCGAAGAATCCACTCCCTGACAAATATATAGATAATGTTCCTGCAGATTCACATAATGCATCTAATGTTACTTTATATGCAGATTTTTCAATAAATACACCAGCATATTGTGATTTAATTTTAGCAATAGCAACTTGATTTCGTTCAGTTAACGAAGTAGTTGTTATTTTCATAGCGTTGCTAATCGAAGCAGTTATCCATGTTAATGTTGGGGTAGTTAGTACAGTTGCAGATTGATATGCAGCTGCCTCCCAATATGTATTGATAATACTCTGAGATGTAAATATACCAATCGATGTATCTGGTAACAGTGATGCTGTGCTAGAAACAAATATTTCCGTCTCTTGCAATTCAACATCATTAACTAAATCCCACGAACCAATCGTACCATTATTATTTGTAAATACTTTTATTCTAGATACATCTCCAGTTGCTGGTTCTAAATCTTCGATTTGAATATAAGCAAATGACTGTGAATTTTCTGTTTCATAATATACTGGAGTCGCTTCATAATCTAATGTAAATGACGAATTATCAAATGCTGTATATGTATGTTGTGATATTGACTGACTACTATATGCCGTATACTCATGATCTAACAATGCCGTTGTTGGTGATAATATCTTTTTCACCGTCGACGTATATACCGTTGTAGAAATAGGATATGATGGCGTAGGCGAAGGATTTTTGCGCGTTAACAGTTACTGTTCCAGTTACCATATCTGCAGTGAAGCTTCCGCCTGTAATCTCAATAGCTGGTTGATTGTTATGTGTAAAATATCTAACTGTACCAGTTGAATATGTTGGAAATTGACCATTTATATATGAACGATCTAATTGTACTCCTATAATTTCATTAACAGTTACAGTTGGAGCAGTATCGAAAATAATTTCTGATACGTTTGATATGTTTGGATTAACCGGTGTTGAACGTGTCCATTTTATATTTGGACGTCCTTGCCATTCTATAGGTACAGGCAATCCATTAATAACAGCAGCTTCTGCAATTAAAGTTATCGTACAATCACCAGGTGATGTTTCCGAATAAATGTAGATTGCGATTACTCGACTTTTATCTTCATCAATATAATCAACAACTTCAGAATAAATTGGATCGCCATTGTAATCTAATACTTCGATATTAAGAACACCACCAACTTTTAAATTAGTAGGGTTACCTCGTAATTTAAACAGATTCTTTCCAGCTGTTAACCTAGTAGGGAACTCAGTTATTTGAAAATAATCCGGTGATGTTAACGAATTATCTTCAAAATAAACTGGAATGAATTCTATACCTTTATAAACTGTTTCTTTGCGTTCCATGTAGTTTGATATCTTTTATATAAATATCAAACATGATTAATCTGGCTATATCCGTTTATTTTATTTACTTCAATTAAATTATCAACCATATCACGCATTGAATCTACATGTGAAATGATAATTGAGAAATCAAATTTAGTTCTGAAATAATCAAATAGATTTACTACCGAGGAAATATGTTCCTGATCTAAACTACCCCAACCTTCATCGATTGCGATAAAGTTAGGACGTGGTAATGCAGATACATTGATAAGTGCTATACGAATTGCTAACGATGAAATAAATCTTTCCATACCCGATGTTAATTCTAATGGCCAATAATTGTCTTCGTCGTAAATAATATAACCGTTAATATTTTTACCATCAGTACTCATTACCATGTTAAAATCTACAATTTGATTTAAAACATTGTTTATTTCTGCTTCAATTTTAGGAACAGCTTTTGCTACGATTTCATATGGAACGCCATCTCGTTTAACTGAATCTAAATAATATTCATATGCTTTGTATTCAATTTCTAATTGTTGATATGATTCTAAATTTGACATCGCAGTTGCCTTTTGAGTTTTAGCAACTTCAATTGAACCATACATTGATTTGATTGATTCTTGAATAGATTTTATTTTATCCGTACAATCCGTTATATCAGTTTTACATGTTGCAATTGATATATCAACTTTTTCATTGTGTTCAATTGCAGTTACATTTTTCTCAAAAGATTCTTGTCGCTCTAAACATGTTTCTAATTCAGATTCTTTGGTTTGCAGATCACTTTCTAGAATTTGTAATTTCAATTCTAGCCGCTCTAGTATATTTTGGCTTTTATCAATTTCTGCTTTTAATTTATTAAAGGTAGATTCTTGAATTCGATAAATTCCTAATGCATCACACGCATCATCGATATCGGTAATTTGTGCGTTTAAATCTGCTAATACTTCTCTATCTTGATCAATTGTATTCTTGGCTTCGATTGCATTTTGAACAAAAACGTTAGACACACAGTATTTACATTCTGGATCATATTCGTGTGACTCGAGATGATTAATTTTTTCTTGTTTTGCATTTATAATTCCTTGTTGTAATTTAGAATCACGATTTAGTTTCGTTATATCTGTCTCTAAATTAGATAATGTTTGTAAATTTTTCTGTAATTCGATTACATCAATTGTTTTAAGTTGAATTTTCTTTTCAGATATAGTTTGTTTTAAACTAACTATTTCTTGTTCTGCAGATTCAATATCTTGTTGCAATGTTTCAATAGAAGTTTCTAATTCCTTTTCAGTGCGTTGTAAAATTTTAATGTTTGGTCCATCATATGTTGTTGGTAATTTTACCTCAATTAATGAAACAATTTTTTCTTGCAATGAATTTCTAAGATCTTGTTGTTCGTCTTCTTGTTGTTCTAATTGCTGAATTGCATCTTGGTTTTCAGATATAACAGAATCAGCACTTATAATAAGTTCAGCAAAATCCGTTTTCTTGTATTCTTTTAAACGGCCTGCTGTTTCTTTAATTTCATCAGCAGCTAATTGATATAATTGTTCAAACACTGTAATATCTAAAAACTGTGATAACAAATCTTTTCGTTCCCGTTGTGATTTTTCAATGAAATTATTGTTATCTGCTTGAAGTGAAAATGCAGTTAAAATAAAATCATCATAAGTACCTAAATAACGACGTATTGATTTGTTTGTATCACTGCGTTCTTCGCCATTTAAATTTTCCGTGTCAGTATAAAAATCAACATCTACTTTAACATGTTTTTCTTTTTTCTGAGTACCACGTCTTTCAATTGTGTATTCAATGCCATTCATTTCAAATTTAAAACAACCCCGGAACCAAGTTTTTTTATTGTTTAAAACTTCATTAGCTTTTCCAGTTTTACTACATTTGTCAAATATAGTATAAGTAATTGCATCTAACAATGAAGATTTACCTGATGTATTTGCTGCGAATAATCCACAAACATCTGATAAGTTATCGAAATTTAAAACGTTTCCTTCACCATATGAAAACATGTTATCAAATTCAAATGAAATTGGATGCCAGGTTGTGTGTCGGATTGATTCAACTGCTGGTAGTTTTGAATTAATTGTTCTATTGATATGTCGAATTGCATCAATTTCTTCAGTCGTTGCTTGTGGAAAATGTGTATCAATATAATCGGTAAGCAATGTGTTTTGATATTCAACATCTCGTACATTACCAATCGATAATGATGATGTAGATGATGTATCAGTTGACCCAATTGTTCTTTGAATTGTTATGTCTTGCACATCATATTTTTTACGAATAGTTGCAATCAAACGTTTCATATCTGCTGCACTAGTATCGTTAAATTTAATACGTACGCGTGGTTTATTTGGCATTCGGTGTGGATTAGATATAATCTTATCACCGTGAGTTTCTAATGTAACATACCCATAATCATTATGTATCTGAACAAACTCAGCCGAACTAGTTTCAATATCCCAAACTAAAATTCCATGATCTAATGCTTCACCATGATTTTGTTGTATCAATGAACCTGGATATGCAATAGTTTTTTTAGGATCTAGGAACTGTGCTGGTTTATGAATATCTCCTAACAATGTAATGTTATGACCATCAAATAAATCGATGCCAACATGTTCATTTGATATTTGATAACCAATATCTGTTTTAGCTGTGTTTACAGCTCCATGATGTAATGCAATTTTATAATCAGCATCAAATTCATTAGCTCGAATATAATCAGCTGGTGTCTTATCGACCGCCATATGATTCCAAACACATCCTCCAAATTCAAACAATCCATTGTCTTTAATAAAGATGATATTTTTGTTGTTAATAACATCTAGAATAGGACTAACAGCATCAACACGATGCATATTGTTTAGATTCATATCATGATTACCTAGAATAACAATTGTAGGTATTTTGAATCCATTGAAAAAATCAACAAGCATTTGTACTAGCTCTGGGGACATGTCCAATTTGCTATGAACGATATCACCTGTTACTACAGCTATACTATTTTGTGTAGAATTTGCTGCAATATAATTTTGCATATTTTCAAACACTTCGCGGTATTCTCGATGACGTTTCAATGTTCGAATATGAATATCCGAAACATGAAAAATTTTATCAATTTTAGTAATATGCGAATCTATTTGTTTTATTTCCATAACATGCCCATCTTGAGTTCCATAACTCGTTCGAATGTTAAAACATCCGTATCATTTAATATTTCTCGTATCTGTTGAAATCCTAATTCCGATGCATCTTCACTTTGTAATTCAACAAAATGCACATTAATACCTTCACCCATAAATCGTTCAGCAATTTGCAACGCATTGCGTAATGCATCTGCATCTAAACAAATATAAATGTCTCGTACTCGGTTTTCAATAATCTTTTTCTGAAGTGCTGGTTGAATTATTTTACCAAACAATGGAATTGCGTTTCTCTTTATTGCAATTGCATCAAAAGCTCCTTCACATAACACAATTGGCTCTGCCCAATTAATTGTTAAATCGAATCCAATAATATCTTTTGAAATTTTAGGATTTTTGTGTTTAAACTTATCAGCTTGATAAAATGCTCTACTAACAAAATAATTTAGTTGACCAGTACTATCATAACTTGGAATTATAATTTTACCCGAATACTCGCCGGCTTCACAATAACCAATTCGATACTTTAAAATATCAAACACAGTAACACCGCGTGAATTTAAATAATGAATTGCATTTCTGTAATCAGGAGTATTCTTTTTATTCCAGAGTGGAATATATTCAGTTGGTAATGAAATTACTTCAACCGTTTCTTTTTTAGTTAAATCATGTTTATATCTAGATGATTCAACGATTTTATTTAGTTGTTCAAAGTATTGTTTAGGTAAACCCATTTGTTTAAACAAACTAGATATTGATCTACCTTTTTTATCTGATATCCAACAATGCCATGCATTTTCACCTTCGCGGGTTGTATTAATATCAATTTCTAATTTTGGTTTGTAATGTGAAGTAAATGGAGAGAAGAATGCTATATTATTACCAGAAGTAGTTTTACCTTTACCAAGTACTGATTCTAATAATTGTAACAGTTTAAGATTCTTCATTATTATTATAATAATTAATTATTCTGAATAATCAAAATATATTATATATTATTATTAATTAATAATGGTCAGACACAAACATTTCATGTTCGGTCCAACGATCAAATGATAAATCATTCAATCAATTAATAAAATAAATTTCATTAATACCTAATGAATATAATGATTATTTTTCACAAATCAAACCTTTAATTAAAAAAAGTTTTTAAAATGTTTACGGGCTCTTCACCTTCCTTCAAACATTCCGCCATCCATTCTTCAGGAATCATCTTTTTTGCTACGTGATTTATGCCTAATTTATTTGCATATGTTTCATATGTAGTAGGAGATGTTTTAGATAGTTTTTGGTTAGGATTCTGAAATACCATGCGAATATCTACGCCAGGATGTGAAGCAAGTACATGTTTCATTTTAAGACGATCGATACTAGTCCAACGTCCTTTTGTTTCAATATACATTAATTCACCATTCTTTTTTACAAATACAAAATCAGGTGTATACTTTGCTTTACGCTCTGGTACTATATAATGTAATGTTTCTGTCTCGTAATTCAAAGGATAATCGGCACTTTTTATTTGTGCAGACACTGTTAATTCTAATCCCGATTTATAACCGTATTTATATGCTTCAGCTCGTTTTCCATTTCCTGCTGAGTGCCAATGATTTTTTGCCATAACTTTTTTTTTATTTATATGTTAAATATTTTGGATCTATCCATGTTTTTGTACCTGCTAAATCTACGTACCACATTTTACCATCTGATGATTTAGTTATATATTTCAATTTTTCATTACCTTCAACTGACCATTTTGGACCAGCTGTATATTTTTTTGTTTTTGAATTGTAATAAAATGTTGGAACAACTGTACCTTTTTTACGATTAAATACTAATTTTTTATTACTAGGTAATTCAGGTTTAGTCTCAGTATCAGTATTATTTGCATTTGATTTTTTAAATGTTGCTTCGACTTTTTTAATACCAGCTGTATTTAAAAGCTTTACTAACGTATCAATTTTAGATGGATCTGTATAATTTGATTCAAAATCAGTTTTTAATAAATAATACCATTTATTAGCTTTAACATAAACATATGGATCTGTCGCTGACATAGTATACACGGTATATGTTCCGTTAGTAGCAGTCCAATTATATGGATATACAATAGTTTTTATTTCATTTTCAGAATCATCAACTGTTTTAGAACTAATATCAGCAGTTGAAGTTGTAGTTGTTGTAGAAGCTTCTGGTTCTGGATTAATTAAGTCTTTAATCTTTTCAACTGGCGTTTTGATTACCATTGGCTCAATTGGTGTATAATTAGTTGTTCCTGAATTATTATATGCAGCGACCATTTTATTGTACACAGTTTCGGTTATCATTGAAGATCGACCAATTCGATGATTTGCATATGTTGATATTTCTATATCGCTTTTTACATCTGTTTTCGGTTCTTGTAATCTATCAAATATTCGGACTAGTACTATTTGTCGATTTTTATCTGCTGGCATTCCTACGACATACAAATAATTACCGTCTGCAAATTTTCCATTTTTACCAATTGCAACACGTGATTCAGTATCTTCTCCGGTACTTGCTAATGTAGCAGCTTCAACTAAATTTAAAATATCTTCAGTATTATCAGTTCCTTTTACTAATACAGCATATGCCCATATTGCACCAGTTTTCCTAGCAGCTTGTAAATCTGATGCAGATAAACTACGGATTTTACCAACAGTGCGTTGTTCAAATAAAACTGATTTAATAATATTTTCTAATAAATTTTTCATAATCACCAATCTACCATTACCATTTTACCATTATACATCATGATGTTATCTGGTCTAAAATCTAAATCTAAATCAAACTCCGGAATATTCAACTTATTCACATCTGATCTTAATGCATTTATAAAATTATCTAGTTGCGGATTAATAGAATCCGTTTCATCTATAAAATCAAAAATAGAAACTTCTCCACCTTCATCTCGAGAAAATACAGCAAAATCCTGCATAAACATTTCAATTTCTTTGCGCAAATTATACGGCAATGTTTCAGCATTTGCCATTATATACATATTTCTACCGTTTACATAATAAACCGGAATAAATGTTGTAAATTCATTATATCGGTTTACAAGTATATCGGCAATTTCATATTCATCTTGTTCACTGGTAATTTTAAAAACTTTATCTTCACCATTAATAATATATACTTTACCGTTATCACCAGCAGCAATTAATTGATATTGTTTGTTGTTTATTTTGTCTAAACAACGTTTTATTTCAGTATCAGACATTTCGCGAAGCAATGTTTTTAACTTGATCATTTATCGCCTTTTAATAAAATTTTATTATCTAAATCCATTCGTATTACAAAATTCATATCAACATCATTTCTTTTACGAATTGGTTGTGCTAATTTTCCAACAGCTAGCAATTGACCCA